ATAAGGTTTTAATAATAAACCATCTTTTTCCATACTAGATGTTAAAGATTTTATTAAAGGTTTAAAATCAAATGTTTTTGGATTCAAAACTTCGTTTAATTTTTGTTTTTTAAGTCTTTGGGTTTTCTTTTTAGATGTTTCTTTACGTTTTTTAATATATTCAAACCCTGATTTTAATTTCTTTTTCTTAGCTGGGTCTTTAGTTCTACCTAAAGCTGCTCTTACTCTTTGATGAATTAAATTAATAATTTGAGATTGTCTAGCATGTGATTTAGCTTTAAATGATTTTTTATTTAAAGTATCTACTATATCTTGTCTAGTACTAAATTTAATACCTACAGTATCTTTAGGATCTTCATCAGTGTATAATCTCCTATCTGATCCTTTTGGTTTTTTACCTGTACCTTTTTTGGGATCATCTTCATTTATATTACCATAAGTAATACAAGGGTTTTGACCACAACCACAATTCTTTTTATTTTCTGAAATTGTTCTATTTAATATATTATAAATTTCATCTTTATCAGCTTGGCTTAATTTTATAGGTAATAATTTTTCTAATTTTTCTTGAGATACTTTATAAGCATTTCTAGCCGCCGTACCTGAAGCACCTGAATCTGTAACAGTAGTTCTTAAAGTAATGTTAGGATAATTATCTGCTGCTTTGGTTCTTTTAGCAATATCAGTAAAATCTTCCTCATTACCTTCCCTTGCCCCCAATATCCAATCTACTTCTACTTCAGGATTTTCTTTAGCAAAATCATAAACAGCTCTTATTGGAGGTTTAGACACAGGTTCTAATATTACTTTATAAGGTAAATATTTTTTATAAATGTCCCAAATAAGCATAGATTGAGCTTGATCAATACCATCTCTTTTACCAGTTCCAATAAGTACTCTTAATTCATCTAAATCTGGATTGTCAGCTAAAGCTTGAGTTACAACTTTATAATGACCATTAGTTGGAGGTTTAAAACTACCAGCATAAATACCAACTTTTTTTGGTCTTTTTGTTCGCTGGTCTGGGGATAATTCCTTAATTAGATATTGTGTTAAGTGATTCATTAGCTTAAAAATGAATTTATTTTTGCTCTAGCTTCTTCAGGTGATAGAGAAGAATTTATTATCTCATCTGCTCCACCATCAAGTAAAGCTTTAACTTCCGCATTTGCTTTTGCCCTTTGTTTGTCTGAATATCTTTGTCTTGCTGCTGTTTTAGGTTTTGTATTTTTAGGTTTAAAAGGAGTTAAATATTTAGCAATTATATCTTCTAAATCATTTATTTTTTCATCTTTTAAAGTATTAGCTACGGAAACAAAATTATCTTTAAATAAATCTTTATATGGTTTATGGTTTTGGGTTACTTTATTCCAAGTAGATAATACAATTGCAGGCATTAAACTTCTATCTTTACCACCTGATTTTTCAAATCTATCTTGGTTTTGTTTAAGTGATCTTTCTAAATCAGTATAAACATAAAGCATAAATACTTCATACCCTGCTTCTTCTAATTCATTTTTTAATTCTACTGTTTTTTTATAAGATGCAGCAGTACCATCTAATATAAATGATTCTTTTGCTTTTATTGTATCTTCAACATCTTTATCAAAATCCTTATTAGCTTGTGACATAGCAATTGCTTGCTTACTTCTATCTTCAGGTGAAGAATTTTTTAAATCTAATGATACATTAGCTTGTTTTAGATTATCAACATATCTATTATCAACATTTAAAACTTTAATATTGCTTAAGTCTAAACCTTTTAAAACATAACCCTTACCAGCGCCGGGAGCACCAGATAAAATAATAGCTTTAGGTTGACTTACTTGTTCTAGTAAAAGATTATAGAGTTTTATCATATGTTATAAATATACGAAAAATACCCGGGATAGCCTAGTTTTTATGTGATTCTCTTTACCGTAGTTTTAAAGGAAGAAGTAGCGGGTTTATGTTTAGGGTTTTCTAAATCAAATATTCTCTTTACAGATTTATAAATATCTATATTTTCTTCTTGGGTTCTTGGTGATTCATATATTTCCCAATTTTTTCCTTTTATTCTATTACCTGATTTATCTTGTCCTCTAGATTTTGATTTTAACCATAATACACCTACACGATTTACTTTTTTACCAAAACATTCTTCATACATTTGGGCATATGCTGCACCTTGTAAATCATAAGTAGTTTGTAAGTGGTTAGATGTTTTAAAATCAATAACCCATAATTCATCATCAATTTCACACACACAATCACAAGTACCTGCAATTTTTAATTTATCTGAAAATAAATGTACTTCTGTTTCAATTAGTGTTGGTTTGTGTGTTTCCCAAAAATTTACAAAACGTAAAAACATTTGCCATACTTTAGGATCCATTTTAGGGTAACCTTCAGCATTTAAATACTTTAATTCTTTTCCTTCAAAATATCTTTCAATTAATTCATGCACCGCTGTTCCTTCTTCACTTGCTTTTTTTACTATCCAGTCAGCACTAAATCCTACTTTTTTTAGCCAATCTTCAAAATGTCTTCCTTTAGGATAACAATTTAAAACATAGGTTACAGATGGATAATACTGGCCATTTCTTCTATAATATCTAGAATCAGGTAAAGTAATTTGTTTATGATCGTCCGAGATTTCTAGGACGCGATTGTATGATTTTTTGATCATATTGCTAATTTATGTCCTAAAAGTGTTGAATAAGTTAAAGGAACAGTTTTTTGTACTAATTTTGTGAAATTTTCGAAACCCATTTCACTTGGGTCCTTATCTTGCATATCAACAAGATAGACTTCCTTACCTTCTGCCATTAAGTTTTCACAGAATCGTAAAGCTTGTTTTAAAGCATCCTTATCTAATGCTATATAAATTTTATCTACTAATGAAATAATAATTTTTTTCATTAAGTTACTTTGAATATTTTTTCCTAATAATGGTATAGCATTCCTTTTTATAGCTATTGCATCAAATAAACCTTCACATAAAATAATAGGTACATTCCAATTTATTAAATGTTCATTAGGAATTATATCTCTACTTGCTGGTGGGTTTCTATATTTTATATATGGTTCTTTTTCAAATGATCGAGCTGTAAAATAGTTTAGTAGCCCATCTTTATTATAAGTTGGAATTATAATCATATTTTGATATAATCCTTTTTTACAATAACCTATATTGTACTTTATAATATCGTGTTTACTCACGTGTCTCTTTTTTAAGTACGCAAGCGCGTGCCTTGCCATTATATCATTAATATTAACGTCATTCAGGCTAATAAATTCAGGTGGTAATCGTACAGCGTCATGAGTTTTATTAAAATCAGCTGATTTTGAAGATTTAATTAATGATTTAGCATCATTTAATTTAGATACATCAACCCCAACTAGTTTAAATAAATTATATATTGTTTTGCCCTTTTTATCACAAGCCCAACAATGCCAAGGATTAACTCCCTGTTTATTTTCTGTTAAATTTACTTCTAACTTTGGTTTATGGTGATGGCAAAAGGGACAAGAATAAGCATAATTATTTCTTGCTGTTGCTTTTCCCGTTCCTAGAACAGAATTTACCAAAGTTACTAATAACTGGTTTATCATAACAATATAATATACACTAACAATTTTTAATTTCCAAGGGATCTTCATATTCAATATCTTGAAAATCCTTAGTATAAAACTTCCCTAAAATATTATCATTAAAAAATTCATCGGGTTTTTCTAATACTTGGTAAATAAATTGGTATTTAGTTTCAAAGTAAGTTAATAATTTTTTATTAGGAACAATTTTAATTATTTCCCTTTTAAAATCTTTAGCTTTACTTTCTAATAATAACTGTTTTAATTCTTTTTGAGAACCGTAATAATTTTTCCAATCAGATTCTTTTATAACTAATTTATAAGAAGGTCTTCTACCTACTAAATTTTGCATTTTAGCTAATTCCCTTTTTCCTACCTTCATTTTTTTAGAAAAATATAATACTTTTTTACCTATATATTTTTTATTAGTAGGTAAATGGGTTATTACATAAACAAACCCATAAGAATTAGGGGGGAAATCTGTGATTTCTTTTTTGGTTTCGCCTTTATAGGTCCAACTCATATTGTGCTTTTTAATTAAACTAGAGGTTTAATGCAACGCTAATACGTATTATAATTTACCTTCATCGCGCATTTGTTTTCTTATTTTTGTAGCTGATATGTCATGAATATTAGAAGGGGGGATATGTTCTATAACATCATATCCTACTCCTCGCCCATAATTTATAGATTCAACATCTGGTATTTTAATAATTTTTATTTTATTTTCTTGTATTAAATCTTGTAATTCATTAGATAAATTAATCATTACTTCATCTGCGGTCCATGGTTGTTTTTCGTTGGGTTCAACATCTCTTATGCAAATTAATACGTTTTTACCGTCATTTAAACGCTGGTCTATTAACCATCGATGCCCTTGGTGCCAAGGTTGCCATCTACCGATA